AATACACCATCATTCTGTAAAAATACACCCTCAGTTTCAACAGGAGTAAATGATACCCAACGAATACCATTTGCATCACGATTCATGAAGAATCCATTTTGACCAGGTGAACCAGATGAATCGTATATATTTCTTGCTACTCTTATACTTCCATCAAAATCAGCTTTTAGTTCACCGTTCGCTGAATTATTAATACCAAAATCGCCAGGACTTGCAGTACCAACACCTATAGTACCAACACCTGTAACTACAAAAGAATCATCTCCCGTATTAACTTGAAATTTCTGTGCTGGTTGTGTAGTTCCAATACCCACAGCACAAGGATTTTCAGTAACTATAAAACAATCACTGACCTCAAATAATCCATTTGGTTGAGTGGTTCCAATTCCAACTCGACCTTCTACTTGACCATCGGCATCGCTTGTTGAAGATATAGCGACGAAAACAGTGCCAGCAGATCCAACATTAAATCTTTGATAAACTGTGAGATATTGCATATCCACAGCACCAATAAAGCTAGAAATACCTGCAAAAAAAGCTTGGTCATTTACCTTAATACGATTAAAAATCGCTTCATCACCAAAATCTATATCTGACCCAGAGATGTCTGCATATAATGTTCCATAAACGTAAACATCATTTGCAAACTCACTTATCTGACTAAACTGATTTACATTCGATGAATCGTAACTTGGACTTGGAACTTCACCATTTTTAAATCCTGGCATTATGCAAATCCTCCAAAGTTGCTTAATGCATCTTTAAAATTATTATTATTCAAATTCTGCTGAAATTTATCACCTAAACCCTTTAGTTCACCACCTATTGCATCTGTATCAATATTTTTCATTAAATTATTTGCCTTTGATGCAAGATCCTTTGTCTGCAAACCTTCAGTCGCTGATAATAAATCAGATTTTAAATTATTCAAAGCATTTTCACCCACTGGTAAATTTTTATAGCATAAACCTGCAAATGATACATCTCTAACTTTTAAATTACCCTTGTAGGCAGTTGTATTTAAACTATTACACTCTAATTGTATACTATTTGCTTTAAAATGTATATGTCTTCCACAATTGAAAAACATATCTGGTGAATCATATACAATTTTTTTAGCACCCTTTATTCTGACTACACCATTTTTATCAGCAGTAATATTAACATCACCATTTGTACCAATTATATTCACACAAGCACCACCCTTCTTTGTATTACCACCTGTTAAAGTAAGAGTATCATCATTGAATATATTAAGTTGCCCTGCTTTTGATAATCCAAAGTATGAAGTTTGATCATTCTGTTCAAAAATTTGTCTCCAAATTGACCCTCCACCAAAATCACATACTGGGTCTCCCCATATACACTTATAATTTGGACCTTCAAAAAAAGAATTCTTCGACCAATTGTATGCAAAGGTATTTTGTGTCATATTTTTTCCTTATCCTTTATATTTATTAGTAACCATAACCACCTCCTCCAGATGGTGGACTACTTGGTGGACTACTTGGTGGACTACTTGGTGGTGATGATGGTGGTGAACTTGGTGGTGAACTTGATGGAGGTGAACTTGATGGAGGTGAAGATGTTGTTGAACTCTGTGTATCGTTTGTGGGTGTCATACTTGTTGCAGGGGAACCACCGTATGATGGAGTTGAAGTAGATGTTGATGTCACTTGTTTAATAATATTTGTACTTGAAATTTCAGTTAAATTAGCGATTGCTACTCTACTTTGTGCGGGAGTATCATAAATTACAGGATGTGCAGATGTGGTGTGTGCAGCACCGACCATCTTTCTACCAGTTTTTGGATGTATATGAAATGGTCCGTAATAAGGATCTCCATTTACAAATCCTACAATGCCATCACGAGGTGTAATACAATCGATAACTTGTTTGATTTCACCTTGGTATGATGGTCTTGGTGCAATCTGTGGTCTTATAATAGCTCCATAACCAGTGAGTGTTTCAATATCTAATTTTGGTTGACCCTTAACAGGAAGCACATTAGTTCTTTGAGGATTTGGAGGAATAATATTTAATATTCTACCATTATCATCTAAAATTTTTGTATATTCATTACCAACATTATCTGTGATAATATCATCCTCTTTATATGCTTGACCTGGATTTATTACAACAACGTGATCAATTACATAAACATTATCATCATCATTTTCTTCAATTATAGGGTAATTTTCACCAGGTGTAACAATGTAAATATCAGTAACTTGTTGGTAAGTTGGTGAGGCGGGATCATAATCAATTACTGCTCTCGCATGAGCTCCATATCCTTGATTACAATTATCGGTTATTTCAACCTCTGGTGGTTCTGTAAAACCATCACCTAAATTGTTTAATTTTACTCCTACAAGACTACCAGTTCTCTGTGTCCCAACACCTACAGCGTCACCTATGATTGCTTCTGCTTCAACACCTTCTCCATCACCACCAAACACTTTAACTTGAACCCCTTTACAATCTGTTGGTGGAGCAGCAGAACATTCACCACCATAACTAGGTGAACTTACGTTTGGATTCATAAAATCAAATACACCAAGTTGTCCTAGTATGCCACCAGGTGCACCAGCTGCCTCTTGCAAAGATTGTGCAGCATTTGCAATACTCATTATCTTTTCACCAGCAACACCTGGCATATCCATTGGACCTTTACCTAAACACCAGATTCCCGTTGAATTATCACTTGTTTCGGGTTTGACACAATCAATTGCTTGTTGGATTCCTAAAAGACCATCTGCCTTTCCTCTAAGATCACTTACTAAATCAAATCCCCCTAATATTTTACCTACTCCACCTAATTCAGGTGCTAAATTTTCTCCTATACCATTAACTATTTTATTAAAAATCGCTCCAGTAAATTGATCTGCCATACAATCAGTGGGGTTATCGACATTATCAACAAAAGTAGATAACATAGATGTAATGTCTGGTAATAATGAGGCACCAACTGATTCTGTAAGACAAGATATTTTTTTTGCAAGTGCATCAACATTTGGTATCATCGCTGTAATTGCTGCAGTACCAGCGACTTTTGAAATTGCAGTATTTTTTGTTGCTAATAGAGTTTTTGAATAAACATCATTGTATAGACCATTCAAACCACCATTTAAAACACCTGACATTGTTCCAAAGGCACTACTTGTCATACCTCTCGTAAATTTAGTTGAAATATTATTTAATTGTTTCGCACCATTCATTACACCAGCTAATTTCCCCTTTGGATCTGCATTTTTTGCTTCCTTGGTTATATTTTTAATTGTTGCTTTCATCTCAGATGTTGCATTAGTGCCAGCGTGTGATATACATTGTCCCATCACATCTGAGGTAGAGCGATAATTTTGTCCTGTTTCGGCAGTTAATTTTTTCTCTAAATTTTTATCAGCGTCAATGGTTTTATTTGTAGTTGCATCACTACTATCATTAACCTCATTATTTTCTTTTCCTTCAGGATCTCTATACTGAGTTATTCTTTTTCCTTCAGGTTTGTTATCTTTATCATATCCTGAAAAAGGTTGGAATGGAAATGGTGATTTTCTATCCAGAGCATATTTTGAATTACCAATTACACCAAAAATCACAGGTAGTTGTGCGTCATCACCATCTAGAAAAAATCCAATTACTACATCACCTTGACTAATACGTATCGGTTGTTTATATCCTGCTTTACCTGATCCTGCAGTTGGTGGTAGAATAATAGTTGCCCAAGGTAAATCTCTATCTTTGAGTTCTGTTTTATTTTGTGGGTGATAACCCATAATACGAACCCTGACACGATTTCCCCATGTTTCAGGTTCTCTGTTTCCTGTGAGAGACCAAAATGTTCGTGGTGGTATTTGTCCTATCCACCAACGAAAACCATCTCTTCCAATAAAACCACTATTAAAAAGACTATTTTCTATCATTTTACCCTCTTACCGAACGTATCCTTAATCAATTTTAATTTTGTAAAGGATCCTGAATTTTCATAAAAATGAACCAATTCTTTTATCATATATAGACCACTTTGTTTCTGATCAACAACCTTTTGATCCTCAGTCGATATTTTAGCAAAAACCAAATTAATAATTCCTCCTGCAACAAGATTAGTATTTAATGGTATGGTAATTTGGCAATTGTTTGTAAAAATTGTATTATAACGCATCATCGCTTGTGATTTATATTCCATTGGATCAGCATTCTTCTTTCTTGAATTTTTATCTTTTCTTTCAGTAGTACCAAAATCTAAAACACCTGTCATAAATCTACTTGGTACATCTCCAATACTCTCTGGTAAATCTACCTTAAAATCCTCTCCTAAATTTTCCATCTTTTCAGCAGACTCTGATACCTTAAATAAACCTTGCTGGACGTTTGTAAATTCAAAGGTTACTGGATTAAAATACATACGATAAGTACAATATGCACCCCTTTCTAAATTATTAATTAAATTTTGATTTCTTGTGACACTATATTGTAAAATTTTAAAATCTCTCTTTGGATCTTCATCATCAACAATACCAGGTGAGTAAACATATTTTTCAGTGAATGGTTCCTCTGTGATTAATGTGTCAATTGATTTATAATTATATCCATCTTTGGTTTCATAGAAAAAATAACCAGCACTTGCACTTTGTCCTGAAGAATTACCAGGAACTGATTTAGCAGCTAACCAAGTTAATATTGTAAATGGTTTTTTCATATTTCCCAAAAAACCGTAAGGATTCATAGTCTCATCAACATTAATTTTCTTTTTACTTTTTAAATATTTTTCTATAATTTCTTTGACACTATCAGATATGGGTTCTGATGATGGAAATTTTTTTCCCACTCTAGATGTTTCATTTGTAATAGCTTCTCTCGATACAAGATTTAATGTAAATGCCTCACTTTCAGCATCAATTAAAACATTCGTTATTGATGCAACAAAAAATTCATTTTCTGTTTTTTCTGTAAATTCTAAATCAATATTGGTTGATGAATTGCTAGGTATTTTTATTGATACTTTTTCACCACCCCTTAAAGGTAGTCCATTATACATTGAAACTGTATTACCATCTTCATCTTGCATTACATTTCCAGTACTGGTAATTAATACAGTTGCTGTTATCATAGGTGAAAAAACATCTTCAAAATAACTGAAATTTACAACACCACCTCTTAAATCAACTGATTTTGTTCCATCAGTTGAGGTGATGGTAAATATTTCATAAACACTGGGATCTACTGCAGCCATTAGGTATACTTAAGTGAACTTACGCTTTGAAAATCTAATAATGTGGATACTGATGAATTACCTGAACCACCAGATACAGGTATTGTTTTCATCTTAAGAGGTGATGATGCAACACTTTGCACTGATTGTGGAACTATTAATACCTTTGATCTTTTTTTATTTTTGATTTCTTTTAAAACTGGAACTTTTCTTTTTTTAGGTGTAACCTTTTCATCGTTTTTTTCCTCTACTTTATCGTTTTCAACTTTAACATCATCTATATTAGCATTTGAGATATTTTTTTCAAGTTCAGTTGCAGATATTCCCTCAATACCATCTGCACCGCCACTGGGTATAAAATCACCACCCTTTTTCCCAATTGAAACATTTCCCGATCCTAGTAAATTATCAAGATCCTCTTCTGCTTCCTCATCCTCTTCACTTAGAGAAGATGGAGATTCTGGTGATACTTCTTCATCACTAGGTAGTGAATTAACACTCGCAATTATATCTTCTAATTCATTATTAGATATAACTCTACCATCAACATTAGACACAAGAACTTCAGCACTTCGACTATCAGTTCCTGCTGCATCACCAACAATAACTGGTTGTCCTGCCTCCACTGGTCCACCAAGATTTCTCCTTTCTATTTGTTGATTAGATTCATCATCTTCACCGATTTGATCATCTTGCTCTGTTGCTGGAACAGCTTTAACAGGAACTGGTTCGTCACTAACAGTGCTCTCTCCTGCAAAACCTTGTCCCACAGCACCCATAACGTCTTTATCTAATGTAAGAGCTTGTAACCCTAACACAAGATCCTCATTCAATCTTGCAAATCCACTAAGTCCTTTTTCAAATAACTCCCTAATACCATTACCCAAATCCTCTAAATCAAATCGATTTAATATTCCAAATAAATTTCCTACACCAGTTGCTATTCCAGTCAAAAATCCTGTGATTGTCTTGATAAATCCTCCCATTATCTCAACAACTTTTGTTATTAATTTAAAAAGTTTTTGAAATTGAGCAATAAATTTAGGAAGATTTGTTAATGCCCAACCTAGTAATAATACACCCAAGAAGTCTAGAATCCTTCCAAAGAATCCTCTCGTGCTTTGTTGAAATAAATTACCTTGTTTTTTTGCAACTCCTGTGACTGATGTTGATTCTAATTCATCTTCTCTTTGTTTTCTTAAGACATTTTCTCTTCTTTTATTAAAAAAATCATCATCTTTTCTAATTAATGTTCTTTTAAAATTATTATTATTCTGAGTAACCGATAATATTTTATTTGTATTTTTTCTTAAATTTCTAATACCATTAGATAATCCAGAGACAGATTTTTGTATTATATTAATACTGATTGACGACCTTTTTAATGAATTTCTCTGATTTGATATTGACATTATGCTACCCCCGTCTGTGAGACTGCAAATAATGTATGTGGATTACCAGTATTAAATGCTATCTTTGGTAGTGCATTTGGTGTTGGTACTTCTGTATTTGAAGCAGAAGAGGAACCACTAATATTTCCACCCATAGGTAAAGTAATTATTTCAGGTGATTCATTTTCTCTTAAATTAGAAGCTACCTTATCATTATTTCTTGAAACTGGAGTCACATTATCAGACATATTTTCTTCTGGTACAAGTTTAAAATCTTTAAATGTTAATTGTTGATTTGGATCTGATGGTTCTTTATCTTCATTCTTACCAAATCCAAACAAATTCTTAATGCCCCCATATAAACCTTTCATAACACTTGGACCTAAAAATCCACCGATTATACCGCCAATCGTAGCACCAGGTATAGCACCAATACCACCAACAAATGCACCTAAAAATCCACCCAAAGCAGCACCTGCTTTTGCACCTGCTACAAACCCTGCTGCACCTGCAAGAGCTTCATCAAAAGGTTCTCCAAATATTAAAAAATCAATTAAAAAAGAACCAATGAATCCACCCTTTCCTTTAAGAGGAGCTGCTAGTTTTTTTAATAAACCCATAACTCCCTTACTTGCTAGTTTCTTGGTAGTTTGTTTTCCCGCTTCTTTTGCAGTGCCTGTTATCAATTTCTGAGTTCCCGTTTTTTTTGCTCCTCCTGTAAGTAAACCTCTAATTCTATCACCGAATGATAGATTTGCTTTAACAGGAGGAGTTGCATCCATACCCTGTAATACTGCATCTTTTCCAGCTTTAAGAAAATTAGGATCTTTCATGGCTTTATCAGCTAATCCTCCACCACTCACAAAATTTAATTTGATATTTTTTATCGCCCTATCTATTCTATTTAAAATTGATACTCCAGCGGTTCCTCCAACTACACCACCTGCGAAACCACTACCTGTAAGACCCCCAAGAAAACCTCCTCCTGCTGCTGCTAACCCAGCTTTGACTGCAACTTTTTTTAAAAATAATGAGAATCCCGCTAACACTGTGCGAAGAATTCCACCAAAAGCAACCCTACCAATAAGTCCAACAAATCTAGTCAATCCCAAAAATAGTGACTTCAATCCAGTGTTGAATAGGGTTATAATACCACCAATCGCAACTAGACCTCCTACAAATTTAAATTTTAATTTCTCTAACTCTTCTGTATTTCCAGAAACTAATGCATTTATTAAATCGATACCTACATTTGTTAACCAACCACCTGCTAAGAGAAGGAAGAATTTTTGGAAATTAAACAAAACACCTTGAGCTTTTGCACCGATTCTTCTTAAGGGGCTAACTAAAGCGTTTTGTATCTTTTTTTCAAGTGCACTCTCCTTTCCCTCTCTTAATCCTTGTTCTGCTAATATCCTTTCTCTATTTTGATTTGCTCTTTCTCTTTCTCTATCAAGTCTATCACTTAACGCTAAATTCTCACTTATACCAGTCAAAGAACCATTGACACCTGTTAATGTGTTTGATATGACCTCTAATTGTCTTGAAACTGTTTTTAATTGTAGAGATTGGTTTGTCAACAAATTAGATGTAACAGGGTCACCCTGTGGAGTTTCATTTTGTCTTCTGGGCACAAGCATACTCGAAGATATGTTTCTCCTTACGGCTCTTATTCCTCCTGCTATTGGTGAACCAAACTCATCCATTACGTTCTTGTTGTGCTTTTAAATTTTCCTCTTCAACGTATTGTTGGAGAAGTGAAACATAAATTTCTCTCTCCCAAGGTATCATATTTTCAAGCTCTGTTAAGCTATATTTATGGTGCTGCATCATGGCAAAGTTTAATTTATAGTATGACACTAGATCCTCATGTGCCATACTTACCCGAAAAAATTCTGTAAACCCTCTAAAACAATTTCACTTTCAACTTTTGTATTGGGATTTTTAACTTTTACTTTGTGTGATAATTTTGGCATGGTTTCAAAAAAAGTTTCAATTTCTTTAAATTGAGAGGAATTCATTTGCTCAATAAATTCAACCAATTCTTTTTTTGTACAATCTTCGTGTGTCCAAGATTCCTCCTCAGAGTAAACTTGATCAATGCAAGATGCTATCAATTCAAAAGTATCATCCACCTTTATATTTTCAGCAGTAAAATTTTGATTTATAAATTCATCTAAAGATGGATATCTCATTCTTAAGGTGTAAGTATCATCTAATTCAATATCTTTTTTATGTTTTTTAGATTTATTTACCTTGATACTGTCAATATTAATAGACATGGGAACTTGTGTTTTCCCATCATCAGGGCAAGTGACCATTACTTCAATTTGTTCACCTACAGATTTACCTCTAACATTAAGAAAAAGATATTCAATATCAAAAGTAGATAGTTTTTCAACTTTTATTCCTTTTGTCAAAATACATGCTGTTAAAATATTTTTGATTGCATTTGCAATTTGTGATTGATCCTCAGATTCTAATGCGATGATTAGAATTTTTTCCTCTTTCACAAGGAATGGTCTATATTTTATTTTTCTACCAGATGAAGGTAGAACCAACTCATAAGTTGGAGTTGAAATCGTTGGTAAAGGCATAATATGCTAAACACTTCAGTGTCATTATTTATAGGGGTTATCGTGTACCTTCTCCAATGACTAATCCATTTGAACTACTAGATGTTAAATTTTGTCTACTATTAAGATTTCCAGAACCATTTACATAAGGAAGCGGATTTCCAAATATATCTGAATTTAATGCATCTTCAGTTACACCTGTACCATCTCTAACAGGATTACCTCTGCCAAATATCTCATTAAATGCATTACGTAGATCTCTTGCAAGTGAACCTGATTCACCACAGATATACCTATCAAAACTAAAAGTTGCTGATGCTTTTAATATCTGTGAACCTTGATAGGATACTCTTACTGAATTAAGTGATAAAGGAAATAAACCAATAAATCTATACTCTAAAAATTGTCTGTAATTTCTCTCAAATTTAACTATCCTTGTTTCATTTGATTTATATTCTTGAGGATAATGTAATTGAAAATAATGATTATCACCAGAGGAATCTGAACCAGAGGCACCTGTAATATATTCCATCCAATGTTCAATAAACTTCATTGATTTATATTCATTATCTACATAAAATTCAAGATTTATTTGAGTAAAATTTCTCGTATGTGCAAATCTCTCTATTACACCTTGATAATCTCCACGAGTATCTACTGATGCTAATGCACTACCTGGTAAAACTGCATCATTACATAATAAACCTGCATCTTCGATAATGAAACGATCATCTACACCCTTTCTCCTTAAAAAATTTCTAAGACTAGAAGGGGGTAGTGCAAATCTTACAAAATAATGAGAAGTTTGTGCAACATTTTGCATTCTTGGCAATATATCAGATATTGGTCTTGGTCTTGGTGCTGGCACTCTAAATAAAATTACATATCATACCTATTTAGATGTCATACAAGGGAAAATACTATCCCTCCTTTCCACGAAAGTATAAAGGTGATCCAACAAACATCATCTATCGATCACTATGGGAAAGAAAATTCATGGTTTATTGTGATAAAAATGATAATATACTTGAGTGGGCAAGTGAAGAGATTGCCATACCATATCGCTCACCAGTTGATAATCGTGTACATCGTTACTTCCCTGACTTCTATATGAAAGTTAAAGAGAGAGGTGGTAAAATAAAAAGATATGTAATTGAAGTGAAACCAGCAAAACAAACAAAACCACCAGTTAAACCAAAGAGACAGACAAAAGGATATATTCGTGAAGCATATGAATATGCAAAGAACCAAGCGAAATGGAAAATGGCACGGGAGTTTTGTGCTGACCGTCAGTGGGAGTTCAAGGTAGTTACAGAAAAAGAGTTAGGAATATGAGTCGTATCGACCCTATCATGAAAAATCTAATCGGGAATGAAAATCCTGATGATTTAGCAACAGATATTTTAGAAGTATTAACAGAAGGAAGTAATATTCCACAGGAGGGAAGTTATTATGTCTTTGTGTATCGTGCAAAAACACCAGGAATACGATATGATTTACATCCATTAGTTGCAGTGACTGATGTATTTCAATG